TAGTTTAGCTGCACAAATTGACCAGTCTAACGTAGCTCAAACTAATGCAATGGCACAGTTTAATGATTCACAAACTAACGCTGCTGCAGCTAGAGATGCTAACAGAGCTGCTGATGTTGAAAAGTTTAATACTCAACTTGCGACTCAAGTAGACCAGTTTAATGCTAACCAAGACTTTGCAAGAAATCAATGGAACGCACAGAACCAAGCAGTAGTAGAACAATCTAATACTCAATGGCGTAGAAACTTGAATACTGCAAACACTGCAATGCAAAATCAGATTAATGCACAGAACGCACAAAATGCATTTGCAATGTCTCAAACAGCTCAATCATTTTTATGGCAAGAGTTAAGAGACCAAGCAGATTATGATTTTAGAAATGGTGAAAATGAAAAGAACAGAATTGCACAACTTGTAAACACTGCATTAGCTTCAGACCCTTCTAAGTATGGTGGAAGTGTTTCAAGTATTGAAGCATTAATAGGTGCAATAACTGGGGACTTATTTTAATTAGGAATTTATTATGGGATTATTTAAAAAGTTAAAGAAAGCATTTAAAAAAGTTACAGGTGCTGTAAAAAAAGTAGTTAAGAAAGTAGTTAAAGGAGTTAAGAAAGTAGTTAAAAAAATATCATCTAGTACAATTCTTAAAGCTTTAGCAATTGCTGCTGCAGTCGTAGTCACGGGAGGGGCAGCCCTTACTGCATTTGGAGGAACAGGTGCTTTAGCTTCTAGTCAATTTGGAAGTTGGATGATGAGTGCTAGTCAATCAGTATTAGGAGGCACTGCATTTGGAACAGGAGCTACTTCTACAATTGGTAAACTTGCTCAAGGTGCAGGAAACTTTCTTGCTAAAACTGCTGCAAGACCTTTTGGTGCTGTTGGCGGTGCTTTAGGTAGTACTGCTAGAGTTGGTGCTAATATATTAACAGGACAAAGTGCTTTTGCTGCTGGTCCTGCTGCTGGTGCTCCAGTACCTTTTAGTGGAGCAGCTTTAACTGGTCAAAGAGACATGAGTAATTTTACAGATGCAGAACTTAAAAAAGAGTTTAATTTAACTGATGAAGAACTTGGTTATTTCAAAGAAGATATATTAGCACAAGAAGGTTCAGTTATTGCTAAAGATGCTTCTTCTTTTGCAGAAACTGTAGCAGACCCTAGTAAAGCAGTTACTCCTACTGCATCTCCTAAACCCGGATTCTGGCAATCAGGACCCGGTAAATTTGTAGCAGATGTAGGAACTGGAGTAGTAACAAGTGTAGCAACTGGAGCTGCAATGCAATACATACAAGGAGACCCTGAACAAAGAGGTTCAATGTCTGGTGCAGCTTATGAAGGTGCAGAGTTTATGGACCCTTTAAAAGTTTATGCAGCTCAACAAGGTATTAACACAGATAGTATTTATGAGCATATGATGTATGGTAATGCAGACCCTAGTACTGTTTATGGTAATGAATTATATAGACAACAAACAATTGGAGTAGCGTAATGGGTACACCTAAAAGACAAGCCAATCCAATAATTTCATCGAACTTAAGTGAAGCTGCGGGTCAAATAGTATTAGATGGATTAGATGCTGGATTTGATATAGAAGATATAGCACCTGATAAAGGTCCTAAAATAAGAGGTGAAGCTAAGTTTAGTCAAGAAAATTTAGATGAGCTTGTAAACTTGTCAAATAGAGGAACACCTATACCCGGACAAAGCTTAACAAGAGATACAAATAATCCTTATCCTTGGGAAACTCCGCCAGAGTTTACAAACCCTAGAGAAGCTTTAGATGACATTGTTGCTTCTATAATGCAACCCGAAGCTATGAAAAATATTGTAGCTGCTTTGGCTCAAGGAGCAGCAGTTGCAGATTTAGGGACTGCTATTTTATATGCTAAGTTTAACGAAGGTAAAATAAATCCTGATGTTATGATGATGTTAGCTGAACCAGTCATGTATACGATTATGGCTATTGGTGAAGAAGCTAACATTAAATATAATATAGAAGGTGATGATTTAGATGAATTTGATGATGAGGATTATATAGAAGAAGAAGAAAGAAAATTAAATGAATTTAAAAATGCATTAACAGATATTAAAAAAAGAGCTACTAAAAATATAGACCCTTCTAAGATTGATACTAATGTAGTTCCTGAAAGTATATTAGCACAGGTAAAAGAAAAAGGTCCAGAGATAAAAAGTTTATTAAGTAAAGGAGAAGAGTAATGGCTTTAGAAGATTACTTTAAAGGAAGCAGTAAAGCATACGGACAATTAGCTGGTTCGTTACTAGCTAGTAATAGAAAAACTGATAAGAAAGCAATTAAAAGAAGTTTATTAGCTACTACAATTGCAGAAATTTTCGGGGCTGCTCAAGGTAAATTAAAACAAGGAGTAATTGATGCTGCTAATGATGTTAAAGAAAAATATTCTTTAATTTTTAAAGATAACGAAGAACTATATGCAAATGAATCAGTAAATAGAAATAATTATAAAAGATTTATAGATGATGAGGAAAGTTATTTACAAGAAGCTGCTATAAAAACATTTAATACTAATCCTTATTTAAGAAAAGAATTGGGAAATGTGAATGCTTTTTCTGCTGTTAATAGAGAAACTTTAGATGAAGATAGTTATAACAAAGCTATAGAAGTTTTTGAAGCTATAAAAAAAGGTGAAAGAGAAAAAATATTAAAATTCGCAGAAAATCCTGCTATTAATATTTCAACATTTACAAAATTTAATGAACCAGCTATGAATGCTTACAATGCAGCATTGGCTGAAGTTGAAGATGACCCTACTAAACAAAGTTTAATAAAAGCTGCTTTTAATAAGTATTTTGGTGAAGATAGGGAGGGAAATAAAAGATTTGGAATGGTAGAAGCAGCAAAATTAACTGAAGCTCGTAAGACAGCAGAAAGAAATAGATTAGCAGCTTTAAACAAATCTAGAATACCTTTAAGTCCACAAAAACAAGAAGACATTAGTATTGAAGAAACAACTACTATAAATAATAATGTTAAAAAAGAAATTATGTACTTTACTGGAACAGATATTCCCATAGATTTTGATTTTCAAACTAATAATCAAATGTTAAAATTACAAAAAGATTCTTTTACTAAAAAAGTTAATTCTAAAGATTATCAAATTACAGTAGATGATGTAGTTGATGCTGTAGAATATGGATATATTATACCCGGATTTTCTGGTTTGAAAAATATCATGGCTGGAGACAGAGAAAATTTAGTTAAAATAGCTGCTAAAGTAAAAATAGGAAAACAAAAAGGATTAAATCCAGAAAGTGAAGGAGTATTAAATCCTGCTGAAAGAAGAATATGGTCTATTGCTACTAATATTAATTTAGATGATTTGCAAAAAAATTCAATGGATTTAATGAAGTCTAAAATTCAAATGAAAGATGCTCAAAGAAAAGCAGGTTTTGTTAATATTAATGATGACAAGGTTATGAAAAACTTTAATAATAAAGATTTAGTAGCCACAGTCAAAGCACAAATAAATTCATACTTAGAAGAAAATGATAATTTAAAAACTATATACACTGATAATTTAGAACAAACATCTAGAGATGCTTTTGTTTTTAATGTTTTTAATACTATAGAATATTTAACAGAAACTAAAAAAGTAAACTTTACTTCCGCAATAAATGAAGCTATTGAGATTCAAATGAATGGAATTTATAAATTTCAAGATGACCCTACAAGAATAATTAATCCTCTTAGTTGGACAGATAACACAACTCACAGAGTAGAGTTTGTTGATTTAAATGTTATAAATCAACTAAGTAAAAATATTGAAACAGACCAAGATGCTAGAAACATGCGAGACTATATGAATGACTATAGATATGTTCAAAATTTAACAGATGAAAAAAGTGTTAATCTTAGACCTGATTCTTTAGGTAAAGAATTTGTAGAAGGAAATTATAGATTTTTTGTAGTGGATATTGACCCTAGAGAAGATTTAAATGTTTTAAAATGGGATTATCAATATATTGGTGATTAAAATAAAGGATTACTAAATGGCTATAATTGATAGATACAAATCTGACCCTAGCGGTGTTTTTAAATCTCAACAACAAAATCTTGAAAAAAAATATACTTTAACAGATTTAAGAAATGATGATGAGTTTGTAAAAAGAACTGAAAGATTTTTAGAAAGTCTTGAAGAAGGAGAAAGTGTTGCTGATTTATATCAATATTTTAGAGGAGCAGATTGGAATATTGTTGACACTGGAAAAGTAGCATTACAAGCTAAAGATTTTACAGATGAACAATTAAAAGATTATCATTATTTAAAAAATAAATTTGATAGTGCTGATGTAGGAGGTTTTAAAGAAAAAACTCAACTAGGTATAGATGTTACTCAAGAATTATTAAGCGACCCTTTAAATTGGGCATCAGCTTTACTTATACCTTGGACTGGAGGTACTTCAATAGCTGCAAAAGCTGCTGGAGGAGAAGCTGCAAAACAATCTTTAAAAGAAGCTACTAAGTTAGGAGTAAGAAAATCATTAGGTAAAGTAATACTTAACACTCCGGGACAAGTTTTAAAAAGTCCTTTATCTACTAAACAATTATTAGGTCTTTCTTCTACTGAAGGTATGCTTTATGCAGGAACTCATAATTATGTTAATCAATCTATTGATTTAAATACAGGTGTAAGAGACGAAAGAAGTTATTTAGAAACTGTTAGTTCTGCCGGTATTGGTGCCATAGCTGCTCCTGCTGTTGTTGCAGGATTTAAATCCGTAGGTCAAATACCTAAATGGGTTAATTCTGTTAATGAACAACGTATTGCTAGAATAGATGGTAATGAAAATTATAAAAGTACTTTTGTTGAAAAAGGAGCTAGTAGTTTAGTAGAAGCAACTAAAGCAACTACAGACTTTTTAAAATTAACAACTTTACCATTAAGACCTACAACATTTTTACGTAAACAAGCAAAAAATAATAAAATATTACAAGACCTTCTTAAATTAATTAAATACGATGCAATGGAAGGTTTTAAAGCACCTCCAATAGGTAAGCAAGATATTCTTAAAAAAGATTATGATATTCAGCTTAGAGATTTTTGGGGTAGAAAAAACGAAAAGTTATCTAAAATATTAAGAGATAATAAATTATATAGTTATAGAAATAGGTTTAATTCTGAAACAAAAACAAATTGGTTACTAACCCCGGGATTGAGTGATGATGTTAATGATAACTTAGCATATGTTATTAGGTCTGGTAAAAATACTAAAATAGTTGACGGTCAAGAAATCAAAATAGACGAAAACATAATTAATGCTGGTAAACAAATTAGAAGAGAATTAGATTCCATTTATGATTCAGCAGTGAAAGCTGGATTAAATCCAAATAAAGCTAAAAATTATTTTCCTAGAGGTTGGAGAATAGATGTAATAAAAAATAACAAACCAGAATTTATTGAAAAAATTATGAAAGCTGAAGGCTCTACATATAAAGATGCCGAAGCTTTGTGGACTAAGTTAGCTACAGAAGGAACACCTGAATCAGGAACTACAGCAGGATTAAGTTCTAGATTACAATCTGAAAGGATATTAAATAGAATTAATGATGCTGAGTTTGGTAAGTTTTTAAACAATGATGTTGAAGGTGTTTTAAAACAATATTATGCTGAGTCAGCAGCTCTTATTACTAGAACAAAATTATTTGGAGAGACAACAGAAGATTTTGTTAATCGTTGGATAAACCCTATTAAAGAATCTGGATTAGAATTAAGTCAAAAAGAAGAACTTTATTTAAAAACTTTATACGAAATCACTACCGGTCAAAGAGGTAGGATTAATAGAAATAGAAGAGACTTTTTTAATTTAGTTCCAACCGGTAAAATTGGAGCAGGAATACACGATACTTTAACAGTAACAATGCAAACTTCTATGTTAGGACTTTCAACATTGACAAGTTTTGCAGAAATTGGAGTTCCTTTATTATTAGGTAATGAAGCTAAAGTTGGTAGTCAAGCAATTCGACAAGCTATTGTAGATAGTGGTGGAGAATGGTGGAAAAGAAATAAACAAATCTTTGGTGTAGGTGATGCTAATATAGATATTAGAAGTGCTAATCGACAAGATTTAAATTCATTTATGTCTTCAGTTAATTTAGGAGCTGAAGATAGGGCTATTGCTATTTATGGTCAAGCAGTTGGAAAAACTGCAACTAAAATTCAAAATTTCTTTTTTAAATCTATTGGTCTACATGATTGGACAAGATTTGTACAGCTTGTCGGTTATGATATGGGTAAAAATTTAATTTATAAAAATTTAAGAACTATAGCAGATAATGCTACAGCTACCGGAAAAGCTAAAAGAAAAGATATTGATATTAAACGAATGCAAGATGAACTATCGGAATTAGGTATTAACGTACAAAATGGATTAAACTGGTTAGATAGAGGAGCATTACATACAGACCAATTTTTTATGAAAGATGTAAGGTCTGCTGCAAACAGATATACAAACGAAGTAGTTATGAACCCAACTGCAGCATCTGCACAAAAACCTTTAGTTCACTCATTAGCTACAACAAAATGGATATATGGTTTAATGGGTTTTCCTACTGCTTTTTCAAATGGTCCGTTAAGAAGAGCTGTCAGAAATATAACAAAAGATTCACAAACTCTTATTTCTGGAGGAACTAGATATAGTTCAGCTAGAGCAACAACAGGTGCGTTATTTATGGCAAGTGTAGGATTATTAAACTACACTCTTAGAACAGGTGGTCAAAACTGGGAAGATTTAAAATCTGGTAAAATTACTGAACAAGACATGATAGAACGTAGTTTATCTTATGCTGGAATTTTAGGTCCTGCAGAAATGTATGTTAGATATACAAAAGCTAAAGATTATGAAAGTAAATTTATGGCAACTTTAGGAAGTGTTACTGGTCCAAACTTAACAGACATGATAGATTATTTAACAGAATTTACAGAAAATGGAACACTTGCTGAAACAGCTTTAAAGCGTTCCCCTTTTAGTGTAAGTTTAAAAAGTTTACACCGTGAAAAATATGACGAATTGTTAAAATATGCTAGAGATTTAGATGATAGTTTAGGGTTAGGTCCTGAAGGAGTAGATAAAAAAGAAGGAAAACCTGTACCTTTATATTCAACAGGAGGACTAGTAAAAGGTAAAGACGATGTACCTTTTACAAAAGAAAATCCAGCTAATAGAGTTGACCCTTTTACAGGACAACCTTACTCAGCACAGATGGAGGAATTAGGATTAAATGTTTTTCAAAAAAGATAATAAAATGGATATAGAACTTTGCAAAGCTGAAATAAAGAGACACGAAGGCGAAGTGTTAGAAATTTATATGGATAGTCTAGGTTATAAAACTCTAGGAGTTGGACACCTTTGCCAACCTAACGACCCTGAATATAACTGGGAAGTTGGCACACCTGTCAGCCAAGAAGTTGTAGATATGTATTACGAGGATGACTTTGAAAAGCATTATAAGGAAACCATACATGTCTTTGGTAGTGAGGAAGACTTTGAAAAGCTACCAGAAGTTATACAAAGAGTGTTAGTAAATATGTGTTTTAACCTAGGAGGTTCAAGACTTTCAAAGTTTCGTAACATGTTAAAAGCTTGTAGAGAACATAACTGGAAAGAAATGGCTGTACAAATGGAAGACAGTCGTTGGTATGGACAAGTTGGTAGACGTAGTAAAGAATTACAAGATATGGTATTAGGAGCCTGAAATGAAAGCATTATTAAAAAACATAGTTGGAGCTGTTGCACCTACATTAGGAACTGCCTTGGGTGGACCGATGGGAGGAATGGCAGCTAACATGATATCAGAAGTGTTAGGTGTTCCTAATACTCCAAAAGCTATAGAGAAAGGAATAGCAGAAGCTACACCTGAACAAATGTTAGAACTTAAAAAAGCTGAACAAGCTTTTGAAGTACAGATGAAAGAGCTTGAAGTAGACGTATTTAAACTAGAAACACAAGACGGACAAGATGCTAGGAATAAGTTCAGTAAAGACTGGACAGCCCGTATAATGGGTATAGCTGTTGTCGGTGGTTTCATGGGATACATATTCCTTGTTACTCTACAACCACCTGAACAGAACTCTGAAGCTCTTATAAACTTAGTACTTGGATATCTTGGTGGTTTGGCAAGTGCTGTTATATCTTTTTACTTCGGAGCTTCTAACACTACTAAAGACTAATGGATGCAGTAGCAGTAATAACTGAACTAGGATTTCCTATAGCAGCAGCTTTAGGTTTAGGTATGTTTGTATGGAAACTTATCAATAGAATTATTGATGGGATGGAAACTAAACTAGATACCTTAGATGATAAAGTACAAACAGCTTTAGATACTATGGAAGAAAGAGTATCTACAAAGCTTGATAGTCAATATGGTATTATAGTAAGTTTAATTGATAGAGTAAGAGCTATGGATAATCAAAGTATTAGACAAGATGTACTCTTAAAAACTTTACTAGGCGTACCTAACTTAGTAGACATAGATAAAATAGCAAAAGCAGATAGAGATGACCAGAGAAAAGATTGATAAAAAAATATTACAAGTAGTTAATCTTTCTCCAAGTGAATCTTGGATAGAAAAAATTGTAGATATACATCCGATGAAACAAATTACTGTAGCTTCTATAGTACAAGTATTAGTATTTGGTTTTATGTTGTTAGCTTTCTGGGGCAACTCTAAACTCTTTGCAGATGAAATAGTATTTAAGTTTAATAGTCCTAGCTTTAGTGGTATAGGAACTTCATCACATTATCTTACAATTCAGAATCAAGAGTTCAATCGTAAAGAAGCATTAAAGGCAGAGATAAAAGCACTTCAAGACCAGATAGAAAGAGACAAAGAGAATACAACACTTGCAAGATTTATAAGAAATTTAGAGTCTAGAATATATGCACAATTATCTAGACAGTTAGTAGAAAATTTATTTGGTGAGACTCCAAGTGATAATGGCGTACTAGAATTAGAGGGCAACAGAATAGAGTATAGTGTTGTCGATGGAATAATAACTTTAAATATAACGGACAGTGATGGGAATACGACAACTATATCTTTGCCTATCGGTAGCTTTACTTTCTAGTTGTGCTGTACTAAATCAGAATCAAGACTTAGTATTAACACAAGATATAAAGCCTAGTTCTACATTAGATTTACAGTCAGAAGAATTAAAAAACTTACCAAGTGCAAAAGCAAGACCGACTATAGCTATATACCCCAATAGCTTTAGAGATTTAACAGGTCAACGTAGAAGTAATAGTTCGTTTGCTTTGTTTAGTACAGCTATTACACAAGCTCCTGAAGCATTTTTAATTAGAGCTTTTAAACATGCAGCAGGTGGTGAATTTTTTAGAGTAGTAGAACGTGTAGGTTTAGATGACCTAACAAAAGAAAGACAATTAATTAGAAGTACTCGTAAAGAATTTAAAGAAGATAACAAAATGCAACCTCTGCTTTTTGCAGGGTTATTGGTTCAGGGAGGAGTTGTTAGCTATGAGGCTAACCTCAAATCTGGAGGTGCTGGTGCTAGATATCTAGGTATAGGTAATAGTAAACAGTACAGAGAAGATACAGTTACTATATCATTACGATTAGTTTCTGTGTCAACTGGA